CGAAGAAGGATTAGCTTCCCTGTTAGCTTCCCTTGCGGAAACCAACCCTGATCGGCTTTACACCTTTGAATCTACAGCTCGTGGTTTTAATATGTTTCACGATATGTACACCACTGCTAAACGGGCTAAAACCCAACGGGCAATCTTTTGTGGATGGTGGCGTAATGAGATGTATAGCCTAGATCCTGAAGGTCAGACCTACAAGGTGTATTGGGATGGCAAGCTCACTGGTGAAGAAAAGGAATGGGTACGGGACATTAAGAAACTCTATGGGGTAGAGATCAATTCTCGCCAGATAGCGTGGTGGCGGTGGAAGTTGTACGAAGGGATCAAAGATGATAGCCTGATGTATCAGGAGTTTCCGCCTACCGAGGACTACGCCTTTGTGATGACGGGAACATCGTTCTTCTCCAATGCGAGGTGTACCGATGCTGTCAAGAAGCTCAAGAAAGTTAGTTGCGATTATTACCGCTACAGCTTTGGCGTTAATTTCCAAGATACCGAGGTGCTTAAATCTACAGAACGCCTTGCCACACTCAAGATTTGGGAAGAACCTGTGGATACTGCTTATTATGTTATCGGTGCTGATCCCGCTTATGGATCTAGTGATTGGGCTGATCGGTTTTGTATTCAGGTGTTGCGGGTATATGCAGATGGGCTTGAGCAGGTGGCTTCATTTGCCACTTCTGAATTAAACACTTACCAGTTTGCTTGGGTGATCTCTCACTTAGCGGGTGCGTATAAGAACTCCACATTAAACTTGGAGATCAATGGTCCAGGGCAAGCTGTCATCAATGAACTGCGAAACCTCAAGCGCCAAGCTGCTGCGATGGGCACTGCTTTAGGAAAAGACCTCATGGATGTGTACGGCAATATGCAAAACTACATCTGGCGCAGAAACGATACCCTTGGTGGCATGAGCAATTCTATTGGTTGGATGACTACGGCAGCTACCAAAGAGCGTATGCTCACTTACATGAAAGACTACTTTGAAAGAGGTATGTTGGACTTGTGGGATATGGACACCCTTGAAGAAATGAAAACCACCATTCGAGATGGCGGATCAATTGAAGCCTCTGGCAGAAACAAAGACGATAGGGTTATTGCTTGCGCCCTAGCTTGCGCAGCCTTTGCCGAACAGGTGCAGCCCAGGCTTATTGCGCAGAAAATTACCAGACAAGTTTCTAGGGTACAGGATGACTTTTCCCCCGAACAACTCACAGTCGGAAGAAATGTCAGTGATTATCTGAAAAAGATTGGGGTTTACGGTACATGAGAGCCACCATGCCTAGAAGCGAACTCAGACGAGTGATGATGCGCTTTTTGCAAGATAAAGATCGGGGAATCTCCATGCCTTTGTTTGCAGACCTTGCGGGGATCTCTTTGTCACATTTGAAGGATGTTTTCTTGAATGAAACCGAACCTTTAACCGAATATGTACAGCGTAGGGTGTCAAAAGCCTATAACGAGTGGCTAAACGGTGAAGTAGCAATCATGCAAAACCGAGATACCTCTAAATTTGTTCAATATCGTAAAGAAGCACGCCCAACACTACATCGTAGTACGGGCTTGCAAGTGGTGAATGGAGAGATTAAGATTAAGGTCGGGATTAGCAATAGATATGATTATTCAGAATTAACGCTTGACGAACAATTGAAGGGGAGATAACAATGGCGGTAGTTAACGATTTTCACTGTGCAGTACACGGGTATTTTGAATCACGGGAGGCTAAATGCCCCATGAAAGGTTGCCATGAAGAAGTTATGGTCGTATTTTTGCAAGCACCTAACCTCGTTAGTGCAAAAACCAGATTTACCGATAAGTCCACTAAACAACTTGCCATCGAATTTGGAATGTCAGACATTAAAAGCACCCGTGAAGGCGAGCACCAAGAAGGCTTCCTCGCCAAGAAAAACAAGTTCACCGAAAAAGAATACGCAGATGCCGAAAAGTTCGCCACCCGTAAAAAAGGTGTTAACAAAGATCGAATTAAACCAACAGCGCCACAAGCGCCACAAGAAGGTCCAAGAGAAGCAAGACCAGGCGATGCAGCGGTCTGGGGTGGCGGTATGCAAGGAATGAATATGCAATCCATCCTAGCGGGAAGATTCTCTCAGCCAGTAGGACCATCACTTGGCAAAGAAGCAGAGCCTACTAATTTTGCTCCAAGCCAAGCGGGTATTAAAACTGGACCAGTTACGCTTCCTGGGGGTACACTAAGAGATCCACAAAACTTACAGATTAAAAAATGAAAATACCTAGCGGAGAAAGTCGTGAGGATTTTTACTTAGACATCATCAACAAGTGTATGGTGTCCAAGGAAGAAAGAAGGGGTGACTACACGACACTCCGAGCGTATTATTTATTTGGAGCTGGTCCTGAAGAAGCACCCGCTTACTTTAATAAGATTCACCCACACCTAGATCAGCTCACTAGCTTTCTGTATTCTGCTGAAACCACACGGTTCTCTATTGCTCTAGGCGCATCTGTTCACACTAACGAACATCGTAAATCACCTGCATTAACCCAAGCCTTGAATGACGAATGGCTTAACTCTAATGCGGATCAGGTGTTTTCAACAGCTTTAACATGGGCGTTGGTGTACAACACCACCTTTGTTAAGCTCGTTTACAAGAACGGAATACATCCGTACATGATTGAGCCATCCGCTATTGGTGTATTGCGGGAGGACACACCCTATACAGACAGGCAAGAGGCGATTGTTCAAACATACTACATTACGAAAAGCGAACTCTACGCCCGTCTGTATTCCCATCCAAAGCGTGAAAGCATTGTTTCAAGGATTTCTACAGGTACAAAAGTATCGGAATCGGACATTCCAGAAGCTGTAAACCGTATTGTGATGAGCCAAACCAACCCTACCATCTACGGTAATGTGAATATGGACTTGTACGGCATGAACCGTTACAAGGCTAGAGTAGCTGAAGATACCGTTGAGATGACTGAGCTGTGGGTATGGAACGATGACACTGAGGATTATCAAGTAGTCACAATGGCAGCTCCAAACATTATTGTGTATGACAGACCTGGCGCATCCGTGTTCCTTAAAGGGGAATGTCCATTTGTACAGATCTGCCCTAACCCTTTATATGACTATTTCTGGGGTGCATCTGAAGTACAACAGTTATTGTTGCTTCAAGAGCTACGCAATACTCGCATGACAGAGATTTTGGACTTGTTATCTAAACAAGTGAACCCACCAACAGCGTTGACGGGCTTTACAGGCATTTTGGATGAAAAGAACTTTGCATTAAACCGTGCTGGTGGTCTTTTATCTTCAGATATGCCTAATGCAAAGGCAGATCGCCTTGCGCCAAATATGCCACCTGATTTATTTGAGGTGATCCATGAAATTGACAATATGTTTGCTGAAGTATCAGGAATATCTAATGTTCTTTCTGGTAAAGGCGAATCAGGCGTAAGAAGTCAGGGTCATGCAAGTCAATTAGCCAGATTAGGTTCTTCAAGAGCTAAAAAACGGGCTTTGATTGTTGAAGATAGCTTGGAAAAGGTTGCAACACTGTATCTTAAGCTCATGCAAGTGTATGACAACACGCATTTTAGGGATACAGAAGAAGTACCATTTATTGCCGAGCAATTTACTAAGGATTTTGTAGTAAAAGTAGATGCTCACTCTAACAGCCCAATATTTACTGAAGATCTTAAAACACTTGCGTTTAATTTGTTTAAAGCGGGTGCAATTGATAAAGAATCTTTACTTGACTTATTAGAGCCACCGATGAAACAATTGTTGAAAGATAAGTTGAAGCGGAAGGAAAAAGAAGGCGGTGGGGAACAGAAGCAACCACCTCCTAGTCCTAAAGGTAAAAAAGAACCAGAGGTGGGCTAATGGCAACAGGCAATGTACAACCGAAAGCAGATCAACCAAGGGTGACTACTGAATCTCTTAAAAGAGGTGAAAAAAGCCCAAGTTTGCAGTATCGTGTACAAGGTGTAAAGAGTTTGGATAGATCTGCTAAAACAAGGGATCTAGGTCGTTCAGTTAGGGGATAGCTTAACTTGGAGATTAAAATGCGCAAGTCACATAAAAAAGCACGCAAGTCACGCAGATAAGGTTTCTTCCTTCACGAGGAAAGGGTTGTGGCTGCCTTACCCTATAAATAGGTGACCGTATGCTATCAGGAGAAATTCACATGGCACGCAAATCTCGCAAAGGTCGTAAAGCACGCAAGTAATCGGATGAGGGCTAAAACCCTCTGAAGTTACTTCGGGTTGACCGAATAAGTCCTAGAGGGGGAGGGAAACTAAATAATTCCCCCCACTTGACATTCAATAGATTAAGATTACGATACAGAGAAACTTAATAGGAAAATGCTATGGGCGTACCCTCAGATCAGTTAATGCAGATGATTAAATCCCAACGGGATGGCGCAACACCTGCTGGTATTCCACCCGCCCCAGAAGGCGTAACGGGGATGTCTGATACTTCTGCGCCTCCAATGGCTTCACCAATGAGTACCCCAGAACCAAAGATGGGTAATCGTGAAGCAGCTATGATTAACTTAGCAATGGCAATGGATTTGTTAGAACAAGCCTTACCAGCTCTTGGTAGCGAAACAGAAGAAGGTCAAAAGATTTTAGGCGCTATTCGCACAATGACAGGTGTAATTGGTCCTAAAAAATCAAAAACAAATGAATTGCAACCTGCTGAAATTATGCAGATGCTACAAACATTACCTCAAGCTGGTGGAGCAACGGCTGAAGGAAAAGCAATGCAACAAGCTCCGCAAATCCCAGGTATGTCTGCCCCAACACCACCTCCAGCAATGCCAGGTGGTATGCCAGGCGGTATGCCTTCCGCAACTCCACAAATGTAAGGAATTACTATGGAACTCTTTAAACCTCGTGGTTCATCAATGCCACGCAGACCTACTGACAATAATCAGAAAAATGGTCAAGTTATCAATACTCCACGCTATTCAGAGTTTGGTGGCTTATCATCTGCACCAAAAGCTGGCTACAAAAACATGATGTCTATGTCTAAGCCAGGCGATACCAAAAAAGTCATCTAACGAATAAGGGGATAGAAGATGAGTTTAGAAGATCTTTCACTAGAACAGCGTGATGAATTAGCTATGTTGGCTCGCCAATTAGCTGATAATCCTGCTACAAGAAAACAATTTTTACGCATGACAAAACAGGTTAAGCCTGAAATGTCCATTCCTGAACTCGACATTGAGGACTTTACAAATACTAAAGTATCCGCAGCCGAAACACGGGTAATGAATTTGGAAGCAAAAATGCGTGAGCGTGATGCCGTAGAAGAACTCAATAAGCGTAGAGCAAGATTAAATCGCCCTACCAAAGAAATTGAAGAAATCGAAAAACTCATGCTTGATAAAGGCATGACCAATCACGAAACAGCAGCAGAGTATTTTGATTGGATGCGCCAAGCAGCAGAACCAACACCTAACTCAGCAATGGGTTATACGCCAAGCGCCTTAAACAAGTTTGACCTTTCTAAGTATTGGAAAAATCCACAAATGGGCGCAAGGGAAGAAGCAGCACAAGCACTAAAGGACTTGCGTAAAAACACAAGACCAATAGGTATTTAAACAGCAGTAAATGGGGATATTTACTTTTAACGGAGAATTATTATGCCAATAGGTGGCGGAATAGTCCCAGCATCAGGATCAAGCCAATACAATGAGCTTACTTATGTAACTCGTAGAGCGTTTATCCCCAAGCTGGTAGTACAGCTTTATAACAGCACACCATTGATGGCTGCGTTGATTGCAAATAGTCAACAGGCTTCAGGCGGTGTATCCCAAGTAACCGTACCAGTACAAGGTGCGCAGTTTGTTAACGCTCAGTGGTCTGATTATTCTGGTTCTTTTAACCAGCCTTCAGTACAACAGGGTGCTTTCAATGCTGAATTTAATCTGAAGCTAATGATTGCTCCAGTACCGTTTCTCGGTATGGAAGGTGCAGTACAGCAAGATTACGCCATTATTCCATTGATCGAAGCACGCATGAACGATGCGACCAATGTAATGATGGATGCAATGGCTACTGCCTTGTACAACAACTACACCAACACTCAACAGTTCATTGGCTTGCCAGGCGCTATTGATGATGGTACAAACATGACTACCTACGGTAACATCAACCGTACTACCTACACATGGTGGAAGTCTAAGGTTTACAACGCAGGTTCAGTAAATCCAACCCGTCAGAATATTCTTCAGTATATTTCTGGTACTGTTAAAAACGGTGCAGAAGTTCCTACTTTTGGTGTTTGCGGATTTGGTACATGGACACTCTTAGCCCAAGATTATGTTGGTCAAGAGCAATATGTAATTACGCCAGGACATGGTTTTGATGGTGATAGCAACGGTCCTCAAGCAGCTTTCCGTGCTTTGATGGTAGCTGGTGTTCCAATCTATCCAGACCCATACTGCCCAGAAGGTACTGTATATTTCATTAACTCAAACTACTTGAGCTTGTACATTCACGATCAAGGTTCGTTTGTATTTACTGGATTTGAGTCCACTCTACCTAACTGGCAGATTGGTTATGTTGGCGCTGTCTTGATGATTGCTGAATTAGTAAGCACCAAGCCTAAGTCAATGACCAGAGTATCTGGCTATAACTCTATTTCAATCTAAGGAGAATTAGTCATGGCACTCGGTTTAAATAAAATCCTCATTGCAGGTACTTATGCAAATACGCCAAGTTCGTATTTTCAAAACGCTTCAAACATCGCTGCAACCACCCTTGGAAATGTCGTACCTGCTGGAACTTATCTAGTAGTTGGCGCAACCAATGTGGTCATTCAGACTGTTACCAGTTACAACTCTACTTCTAATGTGGCTACATGGTCAAATGTGTATCCGATTAACTCAGGTGGCATGGTAATTTCTGACGGTGTGAACGTGCAGTTATTGGCAACTACTAACGCTACAGTGCAATTAGTGACTGTAAATGGTGGTTCTCCTGTATCTGGCACTTTTAACAGTTAAGGGGCGATAAATGGCTAATCCTGATTCAGTATCACAGTATTACCTTGATTCATTCGGGAATGGTCGTATTGCTGTTAAGCAAGCTACAGCATTTAACACGACAGGGAACGCTACCGTTACTGGTATTACCCTGCCGTTGTTAGGTGGTGGCTTAACTAATGCTAATGCAACCGTTGGATCTGGTGGCGTTATTGTTCGTAGAATTACTGTAAATAATCCAATTGGGAATATCTCAAATGTGGTTATTTCTGTAACTACTAGCTCTGACGGCAACATTTCTAACGCTGTAGTAGCAAATACAACGCTAACCAATTTGACAGGCGCTGGTATTTACCAAGACCTTACAATTGCTAGTCCGTATAACAGCAGTTCTGCTATTACTGGTTTTACAACCCAAGCTCTATATGTCAATGTGAACACTGGTAGCGGTAATGTCGCTAACACTGCAACCATTGCTGTATTTGGCGATGTCGTGAGTTTCTAAATGTCAAATATCTTCGTAACCAATCGTTCTGACAAAAAGCTAAAAGATGGCTTTGCGGGAGTGTTCTATAGTTTTCCTAAAGATGAAACTGTAGAGATTCCACAAGAAGTAGCTCGTCACATTTTTGGTTATGGAGATGACAACAAAGAGCCTTATTTGGCAAGGTTAGGGTGGATCATCTCTCAAAATGACTTGGAAAAAGGCATGGAGCTTTTATCCCAGTGGGAGATTTCTACCCAACCCCCAAGCAAGAACCAATCGTTATCCCCGTTGGTGGAAAGAGTACCCCTCCCAACCTCTAGGAAGGGCGGGGGAAAAGTCCTTCAAGCGGTAGCATGAGTTATGGTCAATAAATGGCAACGCTTAATTCGTACATTACGGAAGTCCGTAGGTTACTGCATGATGCTAACGGGAATTTCTATAGCGATTCGCAGTTAACCGATTACATTAACTCTGCCAGAGAAAGAGCTGTCAGAGATACTGGATGCTTGCGTGAAATTGTTATTACGCAAACTCCATGTCAAGTCGCACCCACAGCAACCATTGGTGGTGTAACGCCATCAAATCCTACCGCATGGGTAGCTAATACAGCCGTTACTTTAAACAGTTTTGTATTTTCAAATATATTTATTTATCAATACACTACTGCGGGAACTTCAGGTTCTACAGCACCTGCTTATCCTGCTAACGGTACAAACAATTACAGCAACTACCCTCCAACAGCTCCCTTTGCAGACGGGTCAGCCCAATTGACTTATGTGGGTAATTGCGAGAACATTAGCTATGCAGCTTTGACACAGTTAATGGGGTCATCTCCATTGTCACCAAGCTCTGGAAACACAGTCTTAGACATTATCAACATCAATCTGTACTGGGGTAATACTCGTGTACCGATGGATTACTTAGCTTGGAGTGACTTCAATGCACGATTAAGATTTTGG